AGATTGCGGCCGAGGCAGAGAAAGGAGCGAACATTCTCTGCATGCTGCCTGACACCGGCGAGCGTTATTTGAGCACGCCTCTTTTCGCTGATGTGTCGGCAGACATGAATGAGGAGGAGCTTAGGATTTCGCGATCCACACCAAGCGCACAGCTCAATCTTTAGGCGGTTCCCAGCTTGCGCGCTCGCGACAAACGTTCCACGAGGTCTGCTAGGGGTCAAAATCGGGAGCCGGCGCTTTCAGTAGCGATGTCCTTTTTGCATCGATGAAGCGACGTCGAGCGCTCGATGCCGCGCTGCGCGCGAGAGCGTCAAATCCGTGACGTGAGATTCCAGTTTTTCCCGGTTTGCCAATTCGAAATAAAAGCGGAACGCTATCAAATCGATTTTTGAGGTTTGGCGCTCCCTAGCGAAGCCTCGGAATCCCGGTAATTCAGAGACTTAGCCCAATGTTTGGGGGAGTACCCCGGCATTGGTTTGCAAGGCGTTTCAGTACCCATCCCCAAACGTCACCGGATTGCGATGCAGTCCAAACGTAGAAAACCCTGCGGCGTTGGCGCGCTCGCAGGGTCATTGGGAGATATTGAACAGTGCAGCACCTATATAGCACGCGCGCCCATGCGCGCGCAAGCACCATGCGCGACCTCCTTGTGGAGGCGCGCCGATGATTATCGATCTCGCGAAAGCGGTGCCGATCGAAGCTGAGATCGCACGCCGCGGCATCCGACTTGTCGGCCATCGATACGAACGTGTCGGCCCGTGCCCAGTGTGCGGTGGCCGCGATCGCTTCGCCGTCAACACCACAAAGCAATTATGGAATTGCAGAGGCTGCGCCAAAGGCGGCGACGTTGTCGACTTGATCCAGTTCTTGGATGGTGTCGACCACCGGACCGCGGTGCAGACGCTCGCCGGCACCGACCTAAAGAGTCTGTCCCGTGCCGGGATGGGTGGTCGAAAGATCGACCATCCCAATATCGAACGCGCGAAACAACTGCAGAGCGATGAGCAGAACACCGAGCGCGCGTTGCGGATCTGGAATGACGCCAGCCCGATCGCGGGCACTCTCGCAGAAGAGTATCTCCGTCGACGCGGACTCGAGCCTCCCGACGATGACGAGGCGCTTCGCTACTTCTCGCCTTGCCCGTTCGGGGGAACCACGTACCCGGCGCTGGTCGCGTTATTCCGCGACATCGTTACCGATGAGCCGAAGGCGATCCATCGCATCGCGCTCGGCCCCGGCGGCATCCTGGTCGGAAAGATGATGCTCGGCCCCGTCGGCGGCTGCGCGGTCAAGCTGGATGCCAACGAGAGCGTCGAATACGGCTTGCACATCACCGAAGGCATCGAGACGGGTATGGCTGCCCGAATGAAGGGGTATCGCCCTTGCTGGGCGTTAGGCAGTGCCGGCGCCATGCGCAGCTTTCCTCTGCTCGACGGCATCGAGACCTTGACGCTGATGGTCGACCACGACGAGCCAGACCAGCGCGGCCGACAGGCCGGCCAGGAAGCTGCGGCAGAATGCTGGCGTCGCTGGAATGAGGCCGGCCGCGAGGTCCGAGCCTTCACCACGGACAAGCCGGGCACTGATATTTGCGACGTTGTTGAGGGGGCGCATTATGAGTGAGGGGGAAAGCGCCAACATCGTGCCGTGGGTACCGCCAACCGAGGGGCCGGCAAAGAAGAACGCTCCGCCACCGCCGCTAATCCAGTCCAGCGCCGATTTTACCCGCGACTTCACTCCGCCGGACTACCTGATCGACGGCATATTGCAGCGCCGGTTCTGCTACAGCCTGACCGCCAAGACCGGCACGGGCAAGACCGCCATCATGCTGCGGGTCTCGGCCCATGTCGCGCTGGGCCGATCGCTCGGCAACATCCAGGTAGAACAAGGCAAGGTTCTCTATTTTGCTGGCGAGAACCCGGACGATATACGCATGCGGTGGATCGGCCTCTCGCAAGAGATGGGCTTCGATGACAAGGAGATCGATGTTCACTTCATTCCCGGCACGTTTAGGATTTCCGCGCTGCGGGCGCGCATCATAGAAGAGATGAAGCGTATCGGCGGATTCTCGCTGATCGTGGTCGATACCAGCGCGGCCTATTTCGAGGGCGACGAGTCGAATTCCAACCCGCAGATGGTGGCGCACGGCCGCATGCTCCGGAGCTTATGCGAGGCGCCCGGCGGCCCTTGTGTGGTTGTCGCCTGCCATCCGGTCAAGAACGCCGCCGACGACAACCTGACGCCCTATGGTGGCGGTGCCTTCCTGAACGAAATCGACGGCAACCTCACCGCCAAAAAGGCAGACAGCGCCGTCGCCGTCCACCACCAAGGAAAATTCCGCGGCCCCGACTTCGCGGAGATCCTGTTCGGTCTCCGGACCATCACCTGCGCGCGCCTCAAGGACAGCCGCGACCGCCTTGTACCGACCGTGATCTCGTACCCGATGGGCGAGGACGCCCGCGAGGAGATGGCCGCCGTCGCACGGACCCAGGAGGACCAGCTTCTGGTGAAGCTGTCCGATACGCCGTCGGCATCTCTCGCTGATCTCGCAGGTTCGCTTGGATGGAACCTGCAAAGTGGCGAGCCCAACAAGATGAGGGTGTCCCGCGCCATCGACAAGCTCGAGGCGACCAAGCTGATAAAGCGGGACCGTGACGGCATCGCCCTGACGCCAGCCGGTAATAAGGCGATCGATAAGCTGAGGCCGGTTCGCAAGGCCGAGGACTGACTGATCGCCACCACAAGCGACCCGGCTTTTTCATGCCCGGACATCGGGTAGCATGGTAGTGAAATATCGGGTTCCAATCGTAACATGGTGTGTTACGGTTGAGGCACAACCGGAAAGCGATCAGCCGTCGTAACATGCCTCTGTTACGGTCTGTTACGACACGCAAGAAGTGCCCATTCTACGGCCGTAACATGTGTTACGGTCCGATGTTACGTAACAGCGCCTCGGGAATCGGAGCAAGCCGTAACGTAACGGGGGCCTTACTTAGGAGGCCCCGTTGTTACGGTTGCGACCCGCTGATCGCCGCCGGCATGCTTGAGGGGGTAAAAACGTGGCCTATAGGGGCGTCCGCCGATGAACAATTTTTTGCCGGCCGATTTTGCCCCAATTTCCCGCCCGGCCATTTTCGGTAAATCCGAACTTTTCGGTAAATCCGAACATCCCGCCGGTTGGCATGAATCTTGATGCAGCGGTCTCAGAAACGAGCGCGGGCGCCACGGAAAGCAATGAGGGGTCGGGCGCCCGCGCGGCCACGCCGACGGGCTACGGCGCGGCTTAGGGTGACGGTACGGGATCATTGTGACGGTGGATCTGATCCAGACTGTAACACCCGCATAAAATGCCTTGACCTGTGACACGTAACATGTCAACCTCCGTTGTGTAGTGACACAGGAAGGGCAAGGCCATGAAGAACGCGATCGCTTACATCCGCGTCAGCACGCAAAAGCAGGGCAAGTCGGGACTCGGCCTTGAGGCGCAACAGAAACTGATCCAGCGTTTCGCGGACCAGGAAGACCTGCAGATCGTCGAGACCTTCACCGAGGTGCAGTCCGGCAAGGATGACGATCAGAAGCGGCCACAGCTCAATGCCGCACTGGAAGCCGCTCGTAAGGCCAAGGCGCCCGTCATCGTCGCCAAGCTCGACCGGTTGTCGCGTGACGTGCACTTCATTTCCGGTTTGATGAAGCACAAGGTCTCCTTCATCGTCGCCGATCTCGGCGCCGACACCGACCCGTTTATGCTGCACATTTACGCCGCACTGGCCGAGAAGGAGCGCCGCATGATCTCGGAGCGGACCAAGCAGGCGCTGGCCTCGGCGAAGGCCAACGGCAAGCAGCTCGGCGGACTGCGGGACTATGGGCGCGCTGCCAAAGAGGCGGCGGTCGAGCGCGCGAAGGCGCTGGCGCCGCTATTCGATGAGCTGGCAGACAAGTCCGCCCGCGAGATTGCACGCATACTGAATGACCGCGAGGTGGCCACGCCTACGGGCAAGCCGTGGTCCGCGATGACTGTGATCCGCGCGCGGCATCGCGTTCACCCGGCGCTGAGCGGGCCAGTAGGGCTTCCATTCGACCAAGTGACTTCAAGCGACTGAGTTTTCAGCCGTTGCGGCGAGAAATTGAAGGGCCGCCCATTGGGGCGGCCTTTTTCGATTCTGCGAGGCGGGATTGGCGGCGGCAACCCGACCGAGTCACGAAACTCTGATTTTGGCAGATGCGTCCTGAATGATGCGTGACCGCTGGGCTGCCAGTGCGGCGCGAACGCCGTCAGGATTGGCTTCCATCGAAAGCCACGCCTCCCGCTCGAACAGATCGATCACGTCGTTAAGTCCTGCGTCGAATACCCACTGCTTAAGTTCGGCATCGGTCTTAAGTTGCCGGGCAGCCTCAGCCATGGCCCGGACCATATCCATAAAGCCGTCGTCCATCATGGACTCGCTCGCGGCGACCCGTTCTTGAGCGGCTCGTATTCGACCAGAAGCGCGCTTGCCATCCCTGCGGCGCCGTTGCCGTTCCGTCGCCGTCATAGCCTTTCCGTAGATTGTCGGCCGTCCCATGTCACGAAAACTCCTTGTCACGAAACTAGGTGATTCGTGTCACGAAAGCATGTCACGAAACGGTTGTCAACTGTCACGAAACTATGTCACGAAAACCAGGTCTGAAGGCGAAAGTCACCCGCGCGGCCTTTGCGCTAGATCATGGTCTGAGCCACAGGGCCGTCATATTCTGATCGATGGGCCCTTTCGTTTTCAGATGCCCGGCAACATCGATGAACGTCCAACATTGGTCGGACGAAGATGATGACGTGCGAGAAGATGAATATGAGGGGATTATCTGCCCCGCCTGCACCGGACTGCATTTCCTCAACCGAAAGACCGGCAGGCTGTTAGGCCAAAATGACGGACTAAGGCCACCTGGCCAACCGGACCCTTCATGACACTGGGAAGCTAACATGGCCTACACGGTCGCCTTCGGCACGCGGAACAAGCCCGGTGTTTCGACCGTGCGGACAAATACGGCTCAAGAGGCCCTTGAGCTGGCCGAGGCGCTGGAGCGAAGCGACGAGGAGATAAAGTTCATCGACACGCCGACCGATGGCCGCGTCGGCATCGACATGTTGCGAGTTCTGGCCAAGGAGGAGGCCGGTGAGGCGTAGCTGCGACGCTGCCGGCGAGCGCGGTACCGGCATTGGTCGCGCGGTGCGGCTATGCATTAGCCGGAACGCATCGCGCTAGGGTAACCACCCCGACGTGCGCAAATCGCACCAGCGACCCTCCTAGGTGGCTTACGTTCGATTCACTTCTCGTTAACGGTTTGGCATTGCAGGTCGGTCATCATTCCAAGCCGTCGCCGACGACGCCTTCGGTGGGCTACGCGATTACACAATCGCGTGATTATGTGCGATTTTCGACGCATTTCCGGCCTGTTTTCACCTGATGGTCACCGAAGGGGCGCATTACTTCGGGCCATGAGTAGGGTGGAGGATGACCTCTCGGATGCGCGACGAACCGCGAACCGAAATCATCAGCGTTGATACCGATCGCCTAGCCAGGCACGCATTCGCCAAGACGGACTTCGCCTGCATACAGGCGTTGCCGATGGCAGATGGCAAGACCTTGCTGACCGTCACCGCTGCCGGCGACTGGGATGGCAACGCGGGGTACTACTGGTTCCGGAACCAGCGGGACGCGACCAATGTCTTGGATGATGTGGTGACGCTCGAAGCGATGCCATGGGTGGCATCCCGCATCGAAGGCGCCGTCCTGGTCGAGGCTGACAGCGTCAACGCCGTGATAGCCGAATGCCTACGGTGGCAACTGGTCCATCTCGTCAGCGACGAAGAGATCAGCGCCCATATCGCCAGCGTCAAACGGGATCTCGACCGATCTCTGGTGCAGTGGCAGGTCACTGGCAAAATGAAGACGTTGAACCGCGAATACAAGCGGCTCCGCACCAGCCCGCGCGCTGAAGGCGAGAAGTTTCCGAGCCTCAAGGTCTGGCTGACCCAGCGGCTCGAAGCGCAGATAATCCTGCAGTAGCCTGTCGCAGGAAGAACTCCGAGCCCTGTCCCCGACAAGTTTTGCGCGCGCTTTGAGGGCGCGCTGATCCACCAAGTCCACAAAATCACCGACTGACGGAAACAGCCGCCAGCCGATAATGCATGCCTGTGCGCCAGTCTGGGCCGGGCACGATCTTTCCGAACCACCACCACCAGCACAGCGAGGATAAAGCCCATGACCAATCCGTCACATTTCAAACCGGGCGCCGATGCCGCCAAGAGCAGCGCGCGCGGTCACGCAAGGATGAAGGAACTCGCCGACGAGATGCGACACGAGATCGCAGTCCTCGCCGAGGCCATGATTCGAAACTTGGGCCGCCCCGCGAGCGAGCTGGAGACCCTGCAGGCCGAAGCGATTTGCGCGCTGTTTTTGAGGGCGCGTCGGCTTCGCGATCGTGGGATGGATGACACCGCGCCCCTGCGGGAAGCGGCCCTGATGACGAGCAGCAGCGTTTTCAGGCAGCCGCAGGATTCCTCGCCGCGAGCGCCCGCGGACTGAGGGTCGAAAAATGCCACCGAACGGCACCCAAACAGAGGGCCAAGAAACGGCCAACGTACCCGCAACGTCACCGCAAGTAACGGCCCGCAACAGGTCGGCCGTCACGTCGCGGCCTGATGCCCGTTTGAACGGGAATTCCCCGATCGGCCGAAGGGTGCGGGACTTGCACCGCGCGCTGATGAAGCGCCTGGACAACCCCACCGACGTCATCGTTGTGGCGGATATTCTGGCATGGGCCGAATTGAAGGCCGCTGCCGAAGTTGCCCGGGCCAACCTGCTAGAGGGCGACACCAGCAGCAACGAGGTCGTCAGGCTTGAAAACCTCACCCGACGGGCAGCGGTAAGCGTCGGCCTAGAACCGGCCGGTCCGCCGACGCCGCCCTCGCTGCAGGACATCTTCGACCAGATCGCCGCCGAACAGGCCGACGACACCGACAATGATGCCGACGAGTCCGAATCATGAAGAAGCCGAAACCAACCGCCGAGCTCGATATCATTTCGGCAATGACCAGTTCGCGCTTGTTCGGCGGGATGTATGCCGGCGCTTCGTGGGACGGCTGGAAGTGCGTGTTAAAGGCCGCCTTCGGCATGGTGCTGACGCCGGAAGAAAACGACCTCTTTGAAATCGTTGCGGGCGGTCGACCGCTGCCTGCCAAGCGTTGTCGGGAACTTATCGTTTGCGCCGGAAGGCGCGCGGGTAAAGACGCTATCGCGAGTCTGATTTGCGCATGGTTCGCGATGACGTTCAAGGCCGACGGTCGTATCCGCGCCGGTGAGCGGCCCTTGATCCTGCTATTGGCGGCCGATCGGTCGCAGGCCCGCAACTTGCTCCGCTACGTGCGGGGACTCTTCGAGGTCCCAGCATTGAAGGCGCTGATCAGTAGAGAGACGCAAGACGGTTTCGAGTTGGCAAACGGCTGCGACATCGAAGTCGGAACGGCCGATTTTAGGTCATCCACCCGCGGGCGCACGATCCTCCTCTGTGTTCTTAACGAGGCCGCCTTCATGAGATCAGAAGGCAGCGCGAATCCTGACGTTGAAGTCTATCGCGCGATCTTGCCGGCGATGGCATCGCTCGGTGACAAGTCCATGTTCATCATGATCTCGTCGGTGCATCGCCGATCGGGTCTGCTGTACTCGAAGTGGGAAAAGTCCTACGCAAAGGACGACCCGAGCGCGCTGGTTATTACCGCGACAACGAGACAGTTGAATCCGACCATCAGCGAGGAAATTATCGCTGATGCGCTCGCCGCCGATCCGCAGGCGGCCGCGTCAGAATACAATTCGATTTGGAGAGACGATCTTTCGAGTTACTGCACTCTTGAAGAGGTGCGGGCCTGCGTAGACATGGGCGTCACCGTCAGGCCGCCGCAGCCCGGCATCAAGTACACGGCCTTCATCGATGCCAGCAGCGGCCGGTCCGATAGCTACACCGCAGCGATTGCAAGCCGCGATGGCGATGTCGGCATCCTTCATTGCGTCGTCGAGATTCCCGCGCCTTGCGATCCGGTGCAGGCAACCGCGCAGATCGCCTCAATGTTGAAGTCATACGGCATCACTGAGACCTGGGGCGACCGCTATGCCGTCGGATTTGTCGCCTCCGAACTGGCCAGGCATGGTCTCACTCTTCAGCACAGCGGCAAGAGTCGCAGCGATCTTTATCGCGAGCTGTTGCCGGCGCTGCGGTCGCGTCGAATTCGGCTTTTGGATAACGGGGCGATCTCGCAATTCGCGGCACTAGAGCGGCGCGCGCTTCCTGCCGGTGGCGAACGGATAGACCATCCTGCCTATGGCGGGGCAAAGGATGACATCGCCAACAGCGCCGCGGGCGCGCTCGTCGTCGCAGCGCTTATGCCGATGTCATCCGCTGATGGCTGGATTGAGTATATGCGCCGTGAGTCCGTTCGCGCCAACACGGACTATGACAGCATCAGAGCGCCAGATCCAGGTTGGAACTTCGGCGACTCCGGGCAGCCGCGATGATGAGCGACGCGCAAATGACAGGGGAAAATATCGTGGTTCTTTTTAAAAAATTCGAGGACCTCCAGCGCGACGAGCAAAAAATCCTGCATGAGTTCTGCTGTGAGTGGGAGGCCGCCTACAAGCGCTTCGACGTCGTGCAGGCCGCCATCAGCGGCGACAACGCCGCCCTTGCCAAGTTCGACGGCACCGAGGTGGCGCTGGCCAAGTCCGATGTCGAGCGCAGCATCAAAAAGTTCGGTGACACTGGCGTCGCCGACGTCGGCTCGGTCGCAAAGCTGGCCGCTGATCTAAAGGCGGCCGTTGAAAAGCGCAACGGGCGCCTGTTCGGCTTCACCGCTCTCGGGAAGCGCTCGATGCGCTTCGCCATGGCTCAGGATCGCCGCTACTACGGGCCGGCCGCGACCGTTAGCGCTATTGGATTGAAGCAATGACAGACGACGAAATCGAAATCGAAAAAGTCACGACACCGCGCGGCAACGCCCGCAGCATGACGACGCTGAAGCCCTACAACGTCAACGTCTCCTATGGCGACAGCCTATCACCACCCGGTACCGGCAGCGATTGGTTCGGGCCGAGACAGCCGATGTTGCCGGTGGCGCCGCCGGAAGTTGCGGGCCGGCAATTCGATTATCCGGTCGGCTTCAACTTGGCGACGCAGCCGCGCACCTACGAACCGATAGACTTTCAAACGCTGCGGAATTTGTCAGAGGCGTATGATCCTCTGCGAGTGGTCATCGAGCGCCGGAAAGACCAGCTCTGCCGGATACCGTGGGACATCCGGCTCAAGCACGAGGACACCAGCAAGAAGCGGCCCGCGTCGGCTGAGTTATTGTCTCGAAATCGTGCCGTGATCAGCGATGTTAAACAATTCTTTCGCCACCCCGAGCCCAACCTGAACTTTCGATCTTGGCTGCGGGCACTAGTCGAGGATCTGCTGGTGCTTGATGCGCCGACACTCTATTGCGAGCGCGATCATGCTGGCAGCCTCACTGGGCTCAGCTTGGTCGACGGGGCAACGGTGCGGCCCATCATAGATGATATGGGGCGCCAGCCGCGCCCGATCACAAATTGGGACGGTAGCGCGTTCAACTGGTGCGGATCAGAGATCAATGTCTCGAACTATCTGCAGATGGGCTGTCGCATCGTTGATTCATCTCTTTACGTTCCCGCATACAGTCAGACCTTGAAGGGCTTGCCGGCAGTTCACTACACCGTCTGGGACCTTCTACAAAAGCCCCTAAACGTGCGTACCAACTCCGTGTTTGGTCGAAGCCCGGTCGAGCAAATAGCGACCACAATCAACATCGCGATGCGTCGAAGCTTCGCGCAACTCGAATATTTCCGAGAGGGAAATCAACCGGACGCAGTCTATGGCTTGCCTCCCAATTTCGGCCCTGACCAAGTGCAGCGGCTGCAGGACTGGTGGGACAGTATGCATTCCGGCAATTGGGCGAATCGTCGGAAGATGAAATTTTTGCCCGCCGGCAGCGCGAACGCCTACACGCCGCTGAAAGAGCCGCCGCTGACGGGTGCGCTGGACCAGTGGCTGGTCAGAGTGGTTTGTGCCGCGCTGTCGTACCCGGTTTCTGCTTTTGTCAGTTTGAGCAACCGCAGTATCGCCGAGCAGCATGAAAAAACGGCCGAGGAAGAGGGGCTAGAGCCGCTTAAGGCGTGGTTTGCGGATTGGGCGAACACCATCATTGAGCGAGAATTCTCCGACGAGATCGAATTCTGTTGGGCCGAGGAGCAAGTCGTCGATCAGAAAATTCAGGCTGAAGTGCTCTCGACATACGTCTCGAATGGGATCCTTTCAATCAATCAGGCTCGCGAAAAAATCGGTGAGCAACCCGACCCGAATCCAGCGGCCAGCCAGTTGATGGTCAAGACCAACACCGGATTCGCCCCCATCGGCGGCGACACACAAGGAGACTGACATGGATATAGAACAACTCACTCGCAACGATCTCATCGCTCTGCTCGATGATCTTGGCGGCCACGGCAGTAGCGTCGAGTCGCTGCAGGCGACCGACGACGAGACCCTGGTGGCGATCATCAAGAACCGACTGGCACTCGTCGTGGACATGAGTCGGATCGAGTCGACGCTGATGCGACCGTTGCCGATCGAATGGCGCGCGCAACTGACGGCGCGCCGGGGCGAGCTCGAGCAGGCCGCGAAAGCCGCCGCGGCAGCCGGCCGACAACCGCCGCGCGGCAACCTGGTCGTGAACATCCCCGCCGGCATCGGTGTGTCGCATTACTATGGCGCCCGTGGCCGCGCAGCCGTCGCTCGGATGAACGAGGATGGCCGGGCCGTGCTGGATTTGTTTCCAGACGAGTTCAGGGCCTTGCTGCAAGACCGAAAACACGGCCTCGATTGGCAGAATGCAAATAGTACACTCCTGAGCGAGATCGCGCGATGACGAAGACCGCAAGCGATCCATTCTTCGGTACTAATCAGGAGCCAATATCAGCAGGCCGGCACGCGCAGGTCTTTGCGGCTGGCAGCTACAGCGCCGATCTGCCGACGGTCTCCAGTTCCCTGGTTATCTCCGCGACCGCGGCCGGGAATCTTAGCATCATAATGGCGAACGACAACGACGGCCAGATCACCACGTTCCCGATCCCGGCCGGTCTCAGTCAGATTTCTATACAGGTCCGCCAGATCGTGACCGTTCCGACAGGTGCGACGGTGGTCGCGCTCTGGAGCTAATCGAAAAGGAAAAATCCAATGACCATTTCCACGTATCAAGTCAGATTGTTCGGCGGCCGAAATCTTGGCGTCAGCTACGATAGCGCCGCCGGCACGTTGACCGTCATGAACCAGGCAATCAACCTTTCCTCGCTGTCAGCCGCATTGCAGGCTCAGTGGGCGAACGCCGTCGCCACCAATTCTAGCACCCACCCCGCCTTCGGCGGCGACAACGTCTCGCAAGCTGTTGGCGCGATCATGGACGCCATGCCGGCGTGGCGCAGTGCAGTTCAAGCGGCGGTCGCGAGCTATGTTGCGTCGATCGCGCCCTTCGGCGATCCGGAGACTTTCTCCCATACATAATGAACCGCGCGGGTTTTCATATCACTCGCGCCAAACTGACGGCGGGGTGCCTCCAGCGCCTCGCCGTCCTTTTTCTTCAGTGCTCGCGGCCCGTCCTGATCAGCTTGCTCCGCTTGCTGGTCGCCGCGCACGACGGCGCGCGCCGTTCACTCCTCCGGCGCGCGCCGTCACCCATTTCGTTTGAGCGTGCGGGGGCGCGCTTGAAGAGGAGACTCGGCGGCGCGCACTGCGGATGTACCAGAGCGCGCCGTCGGGCTACTTCCTAGAGGAGGGGTCCACGATGACGAAGGTTTTTAGTCTGCTTGAGTTCGTGGCCGCGTTGCCGGCGATCGAGCGCGACATTCATGCGTCCGGCCCGAAGATAATCGAGCGCGCGTGCCAGATGATCCAAAAGAGAGCAAAGGCCAACATCGGCCGCGATCATGAGATCTGGCCGCCGCTCGCCGCGTCGACGATTGCCGACAAACAAAAACATGGCTTCCCAACCCCGAAGCCGCTCCTGCGCACCGGCGCGTTGCGCGACTCCATCGAGTACACGGTTTCCGGCCTGGAGGGGGCCGTCGGCAGTAATCTCGACGTCGCGGTGTATCAGGAG